ATGGTGGATTGGCAACAGATGACCGTGGAACAGTTCGTTTTGTAAATGATTTCAATTTTGAAGGAGTTAAAAGATTTTATCAGGTACAAAATCATAGGGAAGGATTCATCCGGGCTTGGCATGCTCACCAGAAAGAAGCCAAGTATGTTTATGTTGCAAAAGGAACAGCTTTGGTTGGTGCAGTTCCGTTTGATATTATGCTAGATCTGAAAAGCAAAAAGCATAAAAATGAAAACATTGAATTGGATAATTCAAATATTTTTAAAACTGTTTTGTCTGCAAATAATCCTAAAATAGTGTATATTCCATCTGGTTATGCAAATGGATTTAAATCTTTAGAGAAGGATACTATAATCCAATTCTTCAGCACAAGCACACTTCAAGAATCATTGGGAGATGATTTCCGATTTGACTATGATCTTGTGGATATTTGGAAGGAGGACTACCGATGAAAATAATTGTATTGGGTAAGAATGGAATGCTTGGAAGATATATTTTCAAATATCTTGGTAAGAATTTTGTTGTAAAAGGAATTACACGTGAGGATTTGGACGTTTCAGATATTGATAATTTAAAAAATAATTTTAATAAATTATATGATGTGGGTGTAAACGATCTTGTTGTTAACTGTGTAGGAACTATCAAACCCAGATGTGATGAACTGGGAGAAATCAATGCAATTAAAGTAAATTCTATTGTTCCCAGGATTTTGGCAGATCTTTCTAAAGAAAAGGGTTTCAAACTTTTACATCCGACAACCGACTGCATTTATTCTGGAAATACAGGTGCATATAAAGAAATCAGTGAAATGGATGTAAGTGATGTATATGGTGTCACCAAGTATTTGGGTGAAACAAAGCATGCCACTAATTTAAGAGTAAGCATTATTGGTGAGGAAACAGTCAATAAAAGAAGTCTTGTGGAGTGGTGTAAAACCTTAGATGGAAAAGAAGCAAAAGGATTTACAGATCATTTATGGAATGGAGTAACTTGTTTGACTTATGCAAAAATAATTGAAACAATGATAGATAAGAACATATGGTGGACAGGAACACGTCATGCCCTTTCACCAAGATCATTGAACAAATATGAATTGGTTAAGCTCATCACTGATGTTTATAAAATAAAGGTAGATTTGAAGGAAGCAGAATCTGGAAAGAAATGCGACCGCACACTACAAACAATTCATGATGAAAATAAGCTGTTTAATATACCTGATCTTCAAGTACAGATTAGTGATATGCAAAAATTTAATAAAGAATTATATTGTAATGAATGAAAGTTTCTTTTTTTCAAACGTATATTGATCGTTTGCCTCTTTTAATGGCAAGAAGTGAAGATGGTTTTTTTAAAAAATTTACAGATAATTTTGATGTAAATATAATTTCTCTGCATAATGTAACGGAGAATGTCAGAGATTATGTAAAAAATAATGAAATTGTTAAAAATAAAATTATATTAGAATTTAACAATATAAGTTATACGCAGTGCATATCAAATTTACTAAATGTACTTTCAGATCTTAAGTGTGAAAAATTTTTCTTTTATCAGGATGATACTTTTTCTAATGAGATAGATGAATCCAATTTTTCAGATCTGATCGATATTTGTTTTAATTTTGAATATGAAATTCTAAGTCTTTTTCACAAAATGAGTCGTTTCAAAGAAATGCGTAAAGAAATTTTATATAAAACAAAAACTTTTAATGTTTATAATACAAACACACATGATTTTTGTAAAACAGGTAGTTGGTCGTTTGACGACTCTCCTTTTATTTGTGATTTTAAACAATTGAAAAATATTTTTGATGATACTTATTTTTCTTGTGGGGATATATGGTCGGCTGAAAAATATTTAAACAATAAATTCAGACAAAAATGCATGAATAGAAGTATAACCGACATATCTTTTTTTAATCAATACGCCGTTATTGGAAATCATGTTCACGATCAACATAAAGAAGATATTAAAACAAAATTGAACCTATCAAAACAGGTTGTGGATACGTTTCAATATTATTATGATAATCCTAATATTTGGAATCCTGCCTTGAATAAAAAATAGGTGTGGTAAGATTGGTGTATGAATAACGCTGTAGGATTTGAAGATGTTGTATTGATTCCAAAATACAGCTGTCTTGTGTCGCGAAAGCATGCCGATACTTCTGTAAGTTTGGCTGGTAAGAAATTCAAGCTGCCAATTTGTCCATCCAATATGGTATGCACGATTAATGAATCTTTGGCTAAATTTTTATCAGAATCTGGTTATTTTTATGTGATGCATCGTTTTTGTGATGTGACGGATTTTATACAAAAAGCAAATGATGAAAATTGGAAATTTATCAGTGCCTCGGTTGGTGTTGGGCCGAATTGCTGGTCTGTGGTAGAAGAAGTTAAAAAAAGAAATCTAAGGATAGATTGTTTGACAATTGACGTTGCTCATGGTCATCATGAATTGGTAAAAGAAGCTTTAACTAAAATAAAAAAAGAGCTTTCCAACACATTTGTTATTGCTGGAAATGTTTCCACAAAAGAAGGGACACAGGATTTGAAGGATTGGGGTGCAGATATGGTCAAGGTGGCAATAGGAACAGGCAAGGCATGCATAACCAAAGACAAGACGGGATTTACCCTTCCAGTCTTTACATGCATTCAGGAGTGTAGCGAAGTGGATGTGCCTATAATGGCAGATGGAGGCGTTCGTTGTCATGGAGACATAGCCAAGAGCATTGTTGCAGGTTCCACTATCAATATGGTTGGAAGTATGTTTGCAGCATGCACAGATAGCCCTGCAGATAGAATTATAGAATATCCTGTAACAGATTCAAAAAGTGACCTGGAGTTCAAAAAACCAAAATTATATAAAAAATATTTTGGATCTGCTAGTTATGAACATAAGATCATAAACAATCTTTCTGTTGAAAATATTGAAGGGACAACTGTTTTAGTTGAAGAAAATGGAAAAACATATTTGCAAATGCTTTTAGAAATAGAACAGGACTTGCAGAGTAGCATTTCTTATTCGGGAGGATATAATATTACTGATCTATCCCATACAAATTATAGAATCATATGATACTACCAAAACAAAAATATAATCTGGAAATCATAAACAAAAGGTTTGCTCATGCCTATTTTAAAGATAAGGCACTTCCAAGTGGAAACGTTATTGTTTTTTCTGGAGAACTGGATCCCGGAAAAGGTTATGACTTTTCTCAATTTTCAATTGATAAAATGGACGAAGCAATTCATATTGTTTATGAAAATCCTCTTGTTCAAGATTCTGTAGCGGGAGCGCTGTTTTCACATTTTCTTATAAGTTCAATTGCCAATATTCTTTCTCAAGAATTTATTAAAATGCCAATTGCAGTAAACATGGATAATATGATTGTTACGAAAGAATTCCAAAGAAAAAGCATTATACAGAATCAAGGAATACTGAATATTGCCAAATACAGAATAATCAATTCTTGTAGCATAGGTCATATTGCAATATGCAATAAAGCTGGTGATAATGCACCTATATATACATATGAAATGGGATTGAATGAAGAACAGGTTAATAAGTTTTCTCAAACCATAGTGGATATGTTTTATAAAGTTTCTGATGCAATTTTTCTAAGATCTACGGCATGTTAAATTTTTTTCAGTATATTAACAATTTGCTTTTCAGTAAAAAGGCAAAGCTTGCAGGAACAGACAGTTGTAGTGAAAATATAAGCGGATTCATGCTTAACCGGTGGATTAGTTTTTATGATAAACAAACCTGTTCAAATGTTAACACTTTTTGCAATAAACCTCATTTGACAGAAGATCCTGATTTATTGTCAAAATTTCTATTTGTTTTTATTCCACAGAAAAGTTATAAAAAAATAGATTATATTAATAAAAATAAGAACAAAAAACAAGAAGATCCCACTGATATTATTTGCAAAATAATGCAGGTTGGTAAACGTGATGCAGAAATAATTGTTAAAACAACAGATGAAAAAGATTTAAAAAACTTCTTGAAAATTTACGAAACGTTGTAATTACCTATGTGAATATAGACAATGTACCCGTAACAAAAAGCATCATTGACCTTAGTGGATTCAGCGGAAATTCTTTTGATAGTGTTTTTTTAGGATATGATCTGGATCAAATTTTGGATGACGTAATCCTTGCCGAATTTGTAGATACCACAACGGATAAGGATGAAATTGTAAGAAACGGTATTATTGTAAAAACAAATGCTATGACAAATGCTTGGCGTTTGGCAAAAGTAATTCTCATGGGTCCAAATTGCAAGCTTGTTAAAAAAGGAGACGTTATCATGTTTCCAAACAATATGGGTGTTTTGATTGGAAAAATTGAAGTTACCAATCACGGACTTGTTAAGAACGGAATTTTTATCAACGAACAAAGAATATTCGGTGTTTGCTGTCCAAGAAAAAATGAAAACAAGCCTGCAAGCTCTAAAAACAATTCTAGAAACAAACGTCGCTGAAATTCGTTTTGCCCGACGAAGACCAAAAGCAGGTCATCCAGCACAGCGCCATATGATTTGCAGCAATGATAAACGTTTTCTTAGCACTGCTGCTGGTCGAATCACTTTAAATTTTCGTCCGGTGACAAACACAAAACCAGTTCCTTATTTCAACCGAAATGCAAAAAACGTTTTGAATGTTTGGGATATCATCATGCAAGATTATCGTAACATAAGTATGGATAATTGTGATTTGGTGCAAATTATTCCTTCTGATAAGTTCTGGGATTTCTTTGAAAAAAACCTCGCCATTCTTTCTCCTGGCGAAAAAATGAGGTACATGGACAGTTGAAACTTCCTGAAGACATTGAGAAAAACATTTTGAACTATCTTCAAAAGAAGGTGGTTTTTGTAAATGAAAACAAACAATACAAAGAAGGTGTTCTTCTTCTTTTTTCAGTAAAGGATTTTTATTTGAATTTCACAATCAGTTGTGATCGAAAAGAAAGAAAAATTTTAGAGATTCCTTTTCCTTTTGATTGCAGATTTCGTAAAAATCACATTGAGTTTGATTATCATATAACCAATCTATCTAAAGGAATGCACAACATATCTTCCAGCTTGAAGGTAATGCCCATACCTAGAAAGAAAAAGTTTTATAATACAAATATGGTTCTAAGTGCTTTGTCCTGAAGTAAATACTTTAGGACAAAGTTATGCTGCAACAATCGTATCATTTTGAAATAAAGGATCTTATAGCATCTTTCATAGATGCTTTTGACGGAACAGTTATACGTCGATTCAACAAAAATAGAGATGCTGAAAGCCAAATAAAGGTTCGTTACCTTTACGCACCAAAACAACGGGTTCTTTTTGATATTGTAACCCCCGGTCAAAATCTTACTCTTCCTGTTGTTGCCATAACTATTACAGGATTGAATAGGGACGAAAATCGAGTTTTTAATAAAATTGCAGGATTCTATGTGAATCAAGCAACTCGAATAGAAGACTCTTCTGCCCAAACATCATATTTCCGAACACCTACACCTGTTGATATAGGAATCAACATGAGCATATTGACTCGCTATCAAACTGATATGGATCAGATTCTGAGCAATTTCATTCCTTTCAATAATCCTTATATTATAATTTCTTGGCAAATTCCAACAGCATATAATCTGGCTGTTCCTCAAGAAATAAGAAGCGAAGTGCTTTGGAACGGAACGGTTAATTTGAATTATCCAGTGGATCAGGATCCAAATAATAAATCTCTTATTGTGGCAGATACCAGTTTCACAATAAAAGGTTGGATATTTCCTGCTGAAAGCCCAGATGTTAAAAATATATTTTATATTAATACAGATCTTAATGCAGCTGGTCCAGGTGTTTCATTGAATTACGACAATTATGCTAATCTTGAAGCTCAATCATATACAAGCAATTCTCCGAATAGTGCATTTCAAAATACAGATACAATTTCCATCAGTGCAAATCCTCAATTTGTTGGTCCGTCCGAATTACAGGTGGAGGTATAATTATGGTAGACAGATACTTAAAATTAGGAGGCGGTAGATTCACTCCTCGCGCTAAAATTGCACCAACAGTGACAATAACACCTGGATTCACTGGACTTAAACTTCGTTTTCAAGGAAATCAATTTGCATATAAAATTCAAGGATTATATCTTTCAGCAAATACAGATAATGCAATGCTTTCTTGTTTTGATTTTTATTCGCATATTAGAAGCATAAGCAGCAAGTTTCATCCATTTTCAGGGTATCCTATAGAAGATTATACTATTATTAACAATAATATACTCAATATACAATTTCCTAAAATTAATCTAAGTGCTTGTAATATTGATTTTATTTTCACAAATCCTGCTGGTTATGCCAAAGCTTCACAGTCAAGCAGATTCACATATATTAAAATATTAAGCAGTTAATTATTTTTAAAATAATAATGCACATTGAAAATTTGTTGCATTTTATAAATAAATAGTATGGCTCAATCTGATTATTCCTCTACAAATGACCGAGGATCCAATACTTTCGGAAGAAGTTTACAAAAGTTTATTAGTGAACGTCTTCCATACAACAACTATGCTGTTGTTGATGTTCTATCTCAGCTAAATCCAAAATTTTCACTTTTCCAGGATACAGGAAGTCGTAGAACTGAAGCGATTGCAAAACATAGTATAAGCAGCAGCACAGGAATTAATGAAACCAATATAGGTGCGATTGCCAGTGACAATAGCGTTACCAATTATCTTTATGCAAACATACAAGCTGATAAAGCTGCTCGTATTCGTGATTATCGAACCATGGCTGCTTTTTCAGAAGTAGCAGATGCTTTGGATGAAATATGTGATGAAGTTGTGAATATAGACGAAGAAGGTAAAATTGTAAAAATTCGTTTTCATGATGATGATTTGTCAGATATTCAAAAAGAAGAATTGCAAAAAGAGTTTCATCGTTACATTAATCTTTTTGAATTAGAAAATCGTGGTTGGGAATATTTTAGGCATATGCTTGTGGATGCTGAAATTTATTTCGAGCATATCATTCATAGAGATTATCCACAGGAAGGTATTTTAGGAGTTGTTAGTATTCCTCCAGAATTGGTCGATCCTGTTTTTGGAAATGTTCAGAATTTGATGGTCAAAGGTTTTGTTTTGAGAAAGCCACTTTTTGACAAAACCAATCCAACAAAGGTAGTGGACTATCAAATTGTTCCATTGGATAAAAATCAGGTCACTTATATTAATAGCGGAATATGGAATGAAAATAAAACAGTTCGTCTTCCTTTCCTTGAAAATGCTCGCCGTGCCTATCGTCAACTTTCTCTTATTGAAGATAGTATTGTAATTTATCGTCTTGTTCGTGCCCCAGAAAAATTGGTTTTCAAAGTAGACGTGGGAAATATGAGTCCGGCCAAAGCCGAGGGTTATATGCGTCGTCTCATGAGCCAATATTGGAGTCGTAAAACATTTGATAATAATCAGGATGCGACTGTTCAAAAGTTCAACCCACAAAGCATGTTGGACAGTTTTTGGTTTGCTAAACGTACAGGTCAGGATGGAACCACTGTGGAACAACTTCAAGGAGGTGCAAATCTTGGAGAATTGACAGATTTGATGTATTTCATGAAGAAGCTGTATCGCAGTTTAAAGGTACCTTCTTCTCGTCTTAATCCTGAAGATACATACAAAGATGGAACAGAAATTCTTCGGGAAGAATTAAAGTTTTCAAAATTTATTATTCGGCAACAACAAAGATTTGCTGAAGGTCTTAAGAATGGATTTATAACAAATCTCAAACTCAAGAAAATGTGGTCTGAATATGGATTAAAAGAAAATCATTTTGATTTGGCATTTAATGTACCAAGCAATTTCTATGAAATGCGTGAATTGCAAAAAATGCAGATGCGCACAGAAGGATTTAACAATATTACTAATAATGAAAGCATCAGCAAGATTTATATGCAAAAGAAGATTCTGGGATGGACAGATCGTATGGTATTGGCAAACCGTGAATTCCTTCGTAAAGATGCTGAAATGAAATGGGAATTGGATCAGATTTCAGGAGCCGGTCCGGATTGGCGTAAGCAATTTGAAGGTGGCGAGAAAACTCCAAAAGCTGGTGGGGGTGGAGAAACTCCTCCTGAATTCGGACCTTCTCCGGGTGGAGGAACAACTGCACCTACTGGTGGAGCTGCAGCTGAAGAAACCCCAGAAATACCTGAAGTCCCTGAAGGAGGTGAAGCACCTGAAGCTGAAACACCTGAAACTCCTGAAGCGACTTAAAGATAAATAATATTATGTCAATTGTAAGCAAACAGGTACTATACGATTCATTTTCAGCAGGTAATACACCTTCTTCTAATGATTTTAGAAATTTAATTGATACCACATACGGCTTTCCGCTAACTGCTATAAACTACGCAACTGGTTTGACCATCAGCCAAGGTTCTACTGGATTGCCTGTTTTGATCAATGGAACGACTTATTATATTCCTTTGTTTAACACCACTACAACAGCACCAACCACTGCCAATCAAACTGCATATACAAATACTGTAAGAATCACATATCCTAATGCTGTTTTAGCCGAAACATTTGGAAGCAGATGTGCTACTTACATTCAAACACTTTGTGGATATACTCCGGATGATGTTGTCACAGCAGCTTGTATTTGTTCTGATGATAAAAATGCACCTATTTTCCCGAATAATACATTTGGTCAATATCCAGAATCTCTGCAACAATTCAGTGGTCCGTTCTTTGCTGGAGGAATTGGTGGATATCCTTTCCCTGGAATCGTTGGTCTTTTTGCTTGGATGAGTCACGTAACAGAAACTGGTGCATTATTCATATATGTGCATCCTCACATTGGAATTACCAAGAGTGGTCAAGTTGGATTCATGAAACGCCAAGGTCAAGGCGGAAATCTAAGTCAAACATGTGGAGCTGTAAACGCTGCCCAAGCCCGAATCGTTGGTCCTTTGAGTGCAACAGCACCAACATTTCCAAGTGCAGAATTTACAGTTAATGATTATCAACAATATACACTTGTTAATGCACTTTGGAGCAATACTACAGTGAGAAATGCACTTACAGCAGTTTCTCCTGTTCAAGGCGGAACATATGCTCAAAGAATGAAGATAGCTACAGATGCAATTCTTAATGCTGCATTAAGTGCAGTTGAAACAATATTGCCAATTTCATATAATGCATTCTTCCAAGGTGAAAATAGTAAAGATGTTTTTGTGCATGCTGGTACATTCATCAATGTGGATGATGGATATAGCGCTTATGTGGACACGATTGCATTTAAAAAATACAATCCTGTAACACAAACATTTACAACTCTTACTAGTCCCTTTACAGCAGATTTTGGATTATAATTTATGCCAACAAATATTGCAACAGCTGTAATCAATGCGATTACTGCAATTTTCGGTGCAATCAATAATGTGTTTGGAGCAAAGAACACACCTGAAATGAAAGATCGTCACGAAAAACAAAAAGAAGTTGATTATGCAAGCAAAGCAGAACAAGCTGTAAAGGAGAAAGATGTTAAAAAGATTCGCGATATTCTCGCTGAGTAGTTTATTGATTGCAGGCTGCACCACAGTTACGCCTGATAAAATCAAAGACGAAGTGGCAAGTTATGATGCCAGTACACCCACAGGGTATGATGTGCAGAATAGCGGTTTTATAGGGTTTACTGATGATGGTA